AAAAATTACAAGTGAACCCTGGACACAGTCCGTCGGTGCTCTCTGATGAGAGCCCTCCTTCCCCCCGCCGCCGGGGGTATTTAAAGACATGATGATGATTGGTTTTTATTTCTTTAAATACCCCCCCGGCGGCGGGGGGAGAGAGGGCTATCGTAGAGAGCACCGATCGACTGTTGCCAGGGTTTCCTGGTGAACACCCGATAACACCCGATAAATTTCTAAAAATTACAAGTGAACCCTGGACACAGTCCGTCGGTGCTCTCTGATGAGAGCCCTCCTTCCCCCCGGCGGCCAGGGTTTCCTGGTGAACACCCGATAACACCCGATGAATCTCTAAAAATCACAAACGAACCCTGGACACAGTCAGTCGATGCTCTCCGACGAGAGCCTTCTGTCCCCCATCCGATCAAGCGCGGTGTGCGGCGCAACGCACAAAAACGCACCACCATGGTTAGACTAAGAATCCCATGAGTTCTCTGAATGTATCCTGTTTCATTCCCCACGCATCGTGCATCACCTCTTGTATCTTGGTGGTGTTCTGTTGTTCTATCCAAACCTCTACTTTGTCCTCAGGGTGAGCTCGCAAACTTTGTGCCTGTGCCGTGTACAGGACGCGTGGTAGGATCTGGCGCCGGCAGATACGTTTCTTGACGATCTCGGGGAGATGAAGGATCGAGAATAGATCGTGTTTGTAATCGTTCTCTGCGACCACACGAGCGTGACGAAGGAGGTAACCCTTGTACACGAGGTAGGCGCGGTCTTCTTCCTCGAGGAGTCTGGCGATTTGTCGTCGGTTCTGCATAATCTTGACGACGGTATCGTTTTGGTTGTTGAGCCACAGGGGAAAGTTGTCGTTGGATCGGCAAATGAAAAGCGGGGTTTTTTTTTCCACATGATCGCCCAGAGTGGGATCGGCGCCGTGTGCAAGGAGAAGACGCGCCGTCTCCAGATTCCCGTACTTTGCGGCACTCCGAAGCGCGGTGACCCCATTTTCATCGGTTCCATTGATCTGGTGCGGGTCGTGTTGTAGGAGCATCTTGAGGATACGGACGTCTTTTTGGGCCGCCAAGACAATCGGAGGAGTGTTGATTTTCCCACATTTCTTTTCCACGATGCCACCGGATTGTAGCAGTATTTCGACCAGGTCGGCGCGTTGATAATGCACGGCCAGGTAAAGAGCAGTTCGGTCCTCGTACTTGGCGTTGACAGAACCGATTCCCTCATGAATCATGAAACGAAGAATTTCTGCCGAACAACCAAGATCCACGGCTATCGCCATCATACTACTACCTTGACGATGCAGACGACCAACATTGTGATAATCCCTCTTCAAACCAACCGTATCGTTATACTGGATTTTGAGTTTGATAAACTCGCGAAGCGAAACCATGTCGTGCATATGCGTTGCTCTGTTGTTTGTATCGAAAAAAAAATTGAATGTGTTTCGTTAAATTTTTTTTGGTTAAACCTCATGAATCTAAACAGCTATCTGACGAATCATCATTTTTATACCCCTTGGGCGTTGTTGGTGATGGGGTTAACGGTTCGTGGAGAGGAAATGCGTCAAAACGCAACCTATAATTCATTAATTCGTCAGGTCGGGTTTTGTAGGATGCAATCCTTTGATACGGTTTCACGGTCCACCTCTGAATCCGTGCCCATGTTTTTGGACGGACGTATCCTTATGGGCGTGGGGCTTTCGAACGAGAACATGAAATCCTCCGACGCCTTTCTTTGTGGGGCGTGTCTCCGTGTCACGCACGTCGAGAATTTTTACGAGTGGAACTCCGAACTCACGCAATGGGGCGGCATGATCCCCGGATCTCCTCCACCCTTCCTCGTCATGGTCATGGATCAGTGCACCGATCCGGTATGCACCCGTGACTTTCTCGATTTTGATATTTACCATGAACACCAACCCGTTATGAATGGCAATCCTTATCACGTGGAATGGACACTCGTCCCCTGTCCTGTCAAGGAGGAGGAACCCATGGAATACATCCTTTGCACCGCCACGACGTGTCACGCCGACGATGAGGCACAGAATCTCACCGTCGGTGATGTCATTTCGACCCCTGTGGAGTACTGGTCCCTCACCATTCGCAACACCCGGATGCCCCTCACACAGGTGTTGGTCGAGTACCAAGGCACTTTCATCCCGTTGCGCCTCGAAAATGCCTGGGTATGGGACCAGGGACCGTATTCGTTAAAGGATGGGATTGATCTACATCTTTATCAACAAGATCATCCACAAATATTGAACGAAGTTCTTGAAATGCCTTCACTGGATACACCGACCTCCATCGGGTACCGGGGGGGCATTCGATTCGTTGGCGCCGTAGGTGGTGATGAGGATCATAAGGTGAAACTTTGAATCTTTTCCATCCAGTAGGTTAATGTCAGTTTGTTGATAGAAAAGGATTGATGTCGGTATTTCTCAATCGTATTGGCCAACAGGGATTCGGAAATATCCGACCACGAAGAGACACATAACACAGGGAGATCATCATATAAAGAATCCATAGGCGAAGTTTTTACGATTGGGATGCAACCTAAAAGAAGTGCTTCCCATGTTCGATGACAATCGTGACCATTCCCTCTCGGTGATAACACAAAGGCGTATTCCAACTGATGTTCCCAACTTTCGCTCCTTATCACTTTTTCTGGTTCATAAAACACCAGTTCGTTCGGGATTTGATTGATAGCATCGAACCGTTCCGTATTGGTGGAATAGAAAGCAAAATGAAAATTGCTATAACATAGAGGTTTCCGTTTCCAAAACGGCGTCGACTTGGACATCTTTTGTAACAATATCCTTTCTTGTTCTAAGGGAGACATTGAAAATCCTATCTCGTGAGTCATTTCTCGGTTGTTAAGGGTATGATAATCAAGGCCTATCGGTATTGAGGATAGCTTGGCATGGACTCCGATACAATTTTGGGAGAACCAATGCACAAGATTTTCGGTTTCCATAAATTTTAGAAATTCTTCATGTGTCTGAAAAAGTTCGGTCGGACAGGTCCAGTCACAATCTCCCGATACCAACACGAAACGATACGTGATCCTCTTCTTTTGAATATACTCTTGAATAAATTCTAACATGGCTGGACTGTTGCATACATACACGGTCATGACGTTCGTATACTTTCCATCCAACCTTTTGGTATAGGTACCCAAAGATTCTGCCGAGGAACAGGGTTTTTTGGGACGTAGATCACATGATGTTAACAAACCACGCGGGGAGACAAAAAAACACATTCGTTCCTCTTCATCATCTTTATGATTAAAAATGGACTTGTTGTTATCATTGATAGAAGACTCATCATGTAGAGGTTCTTGTGAAATTCGGATACGTGCATGATGGTTTTGGGTGGCGCTGACGTGATAATACACGTGTTCACTATGTTCCAGTACAGTATTGTCAATATAGAAATCCTCGAATGGGAAAAATGTACTTTGTAACGTATCCAATGTATTTTTTTCGGCGTTTTCAGGCATTATTTTTTTGAGGTTGTTATAAAAACCATCATAGACTGCATTCTTGAATTTTTGGGTACGATACAGAGCGAACCCATTAAATGCCGAATCACATGGAAATAAACGGTCTTTATACTCTTGAAGTTTCATAGAAAAATCCTTCTTCATGATGTGAGTAATGGAATCGTGATAAAAAAAATGGAAACCGAGATAGTGATGTTGAAATATACCATAAAATAAAGACTTCATTGCTTCCTTTTCATAGTGTTCAGGTTCGTAAAAAGAGATACAATCCCAATCACCCTGGGATTCATATTCATGAGACATTGAATTCAAATACGGTTCAAAAATTTTGATATTCCAGGGAAAGTCCATAACATACGACTTTTTGGGGTCGACATCGATCACGAAATGAAAATCATATTGTTTTCTTTCTGAATTGAAATCAAGAAAATGTAGGTACTTGTTTCGTACCATGGCATCTCGTTCCCGTTGATAATTGGAAGTGCAACCAACGCATGGAAGAATGATAACAGAGTGTAGACCGGAACGCGTTTTTTGATAATTTTCAATACGATTCTTAATCCTTTTTTCACAGCGAAAATCATCATACACAAAAACAATGTCCATCTTTATTTGAACCCTCTCCAACAAACCTTGGTACAAGAGGGTAAGGTTTTCAAATGTTTTCAAAAGCATGGAATCACTACTACCCACCATGACATATACACAACAAACTACATTTGGCCCCGATGGTGTATCTACACGATCTACACGATCTGAACTGTTCAAACGCTCCATACAACCATTTTGATGAAACTTTACCAAATCGGAATGGATTGGCCTCAATGTTTGAAAAATCATCTGTTGTGTATCCAGCCCGATATTGATACCTTGTCTATCGGTTATGGATTGGGAGGATTGGTAATACGAGGAAAAATCCATTATATTCTTGTCCATCATATCTTGTAACATTTGACGAATTGCAATCCCCCTACCCATAAAAATAGCAGGATGAAGACGGAAAAATGTTTTATATGTTTTATACATGGTTGATAAGGAGTAGGATGATGATGCATCGAACTCGACTCCAAAAACAATGTCATGGCCGAGGGACAGAAATTTTTCAACAATTTGTTTTTCGTCGGAATAGATAAATTGACGACTACATGCTGGATCCACAAAACACACCAGATCATGATTATTATCGTTCCTGAAAGGAAACGAACGAAGAAGATACATCATCCATAATAACCTGTTTTGGTCTGGTACGACAAACACATGTGGATGTAAATCAAAATCTTGTATGGATTTCCATATACTGCATGTAGACTCGTTGTGTTGAAGAAAAGAAGTGGGATTGTTCTCTGAAAATAAAAGATGAAGATGAAATGTGTGTTGGATGTATTGGATTGGGATTACCTTCTTTTGTTCGGTTCTCCAGTCCTTTGACACTTTCGGATAATGTTCAGAATTGGTAGAATTGGTAGAATTGGTATATAACAAATGCAAAAATAAATCATCATGTTTAAATTTTAAAAATCCATTATAATCGATACCATAGATACGATAAGAGGAAGAAGAAGAAGGATCAACAAACGTTTTGTCTATATTCGAATGCGCAAGTTCGATTAGATTATTGTATTCATGGTGACGTTGACCATGTATATATAAAACGGCTTCGGTAAACACGCAGGGTCCTGTCATTTTGTGAATGTCATTAGGGTACCGATTGGTTTGGATATTTCGAACAATGAATTCAATCGTTTTTTTCAAGATCGGATGCCCCTTGTTAAATATCAACGCCCACTGACAAAAAAAAGGATTATTTTCCACCGAAATGATGGCCTCATCCTCGTCTCGAATCAATTCTCCAAGAGGACGAAGAATCGCAGAATCCATGTTCACGTAGACACCGCCCTGTAAATACAAGAGAAGATAACGCCAGAAATCAACCTTGGTGGCAATAATCGTCAATCGATCGTAACATTCTGTAATTTCACCAGGAAAATGTTGGTGTACAAAATTATCCATCATCTCGTGTGTAAACAAGTGATATTGATACTCGGGATTCAATGCCTTCATGTGATCGATTTGCATCTGTACCGACGGATGCAGATTTGTCGTGGACCATGATTGGTAAATGTGTTTAGGAATCATTTCTTCTTTATCTTTTTTTTCTTAACAAATTATTTTTTTTTTATATGACTGTCATCATGTTATGTTATGTTATGTTATGTTATCACCGTCATTGAAAATTTTTATGATGTAAAAAAATGAAGAAAAAAAGATTACTTATTTCCTTTACTTGACTCATCACCATTTATTCATTCATCAACCACTATTTTTATTTTTAACTAACATAATATCAGACATCCCTCCTTTCTATCTTTCTCAAAAAGATGGGAAATATTTTTACATGGAAAATAAACACAGAAACCACCACAACAAAGGAGATTATCCTATGCAAGTTTGATACCGTTTGCGACCGATCCAACTGTTCTTTCCACCATCCGAGCACCGAACATGGTCATTCACCTGCCACAGAGTGGTGTACATTTCGACAACGATGTGATCGATCGAATTGTTCGTACCGTCATGCGACGTTCCACGGTCTTTCTTCCACCGTTTCCGTTCATCAGTTCTGTTCCTCCAAAATCCCTGTTTTTCTTTCCACAAAATCCACGAATTGCATGTACCAACATGTCCGGATCGTTTCGTGGAATATATTGTCCTGCAATCTCTTTGACAAGATGAAAGAGGCTCATCCAGACGTGTACGGTCATTTGACGAATGAGGACCGATGGACGCAAATCCTTGGTCGTCTCCGTGGCATGATCGGTCTTTCCAGCATTATCGTGCTCCAGGAAGTGACCTTATCCCGTTACCATTCTTCCCTGGTTCCTCTATGTGCCAGCACCGATTATGGTATACGATACGTTTCTTACGGCAACGACTTTGACGGCTACATGGGCACCGCCATTCTCTTCCCCGAAGAGCTGTACTACGAACTGCATTACCATCCGTTTCGTCTTGGAATGGGTTGTACACCAGGATCCCCTGGTCGAACCTTGTCGAATCACCTCTTGTGCCTGTGTTTATACCAACGATCTACCGGAACCATTTTTGGTGTTGTGGGGTACCACATGCCCTGCAAACCCAAGAAACCCGAGATCCAGCAGGATCATTGGAAAGCCATCAAACAACTGGCCACGACCATCGATATTCCAGTCCTCATCGCCGCTGATATGAACATGTACGAAAAAGATATTCCTCTTGGCAGCATCGTCGGTCCTAAGGACGACAATGATGTCACCATCCCGGTAAAACCGGTCCTTCAAAGTATCTGGTCTTTTTGTCCTTCGGTTCCTACCACACGCTCCATCATCCACACGCACGAATTTCAAGGATGCATCGATTACATTTTTACTTGCAACAACAACCATGACGAGGACGAGATGGAAAAAAAAATCCATTGGATCGAACAAGGCATTTCTGAAGACGATAACCATGCCTGGACCTCCCTGCTTCCCAATGTCATACACCCATCGGATCACATTCCCATTTATTCCACGCTTTGTTTGCGTTTCTTGCGTTTCGCCGCAAACCACGAGGAGTAGACAATTTGTTTTCAATGTCATCAGGAAACCTCAGAGAGCACCGACGGCCTGTGGTGCGTTGCGCCGCACACCGCGCTTTATTGAGGGGCGGCGGGGGGAAGGAGTGCTCTCGTAGAGAGCACCGACTGACTGTGTCCAGGGTTTTACTGGTGATTTTCGGAAAGTGATCGGTTGTTATCGGGTGTCCACCAGGAAACCCTGGCCACAGTCGATCGGTGCTCTCCTAACGGAGAGCCCTCTCTCCCCCCGCCGGCCGCCGACCCCCCCTCCAATCAGGCGCGGTGTGCGGCGCAACGCACCACAGGCGATCGGAGCTCCTGACGGAGCCCTCTCTCCCCGCCACCGGGGGTATTTAAAGAAAAAAAATTCAATCATCTCTTTAAATACCCCCGGTGGCGGGGGGAAGGAGGGCTCTCGTAGAGAGCACCGACTGACTGTGTCCAGGGTTTTACTGGTGATTTTTGGAGATTGATCGGTTGTTATCGGGTGTTCACCAGGAAACCCTGGCCACAGTCGATCGGTGCTCTCCTAACGGAGAACCCTCTCTCCCCCCGCCGCCGACCCCCCTCCAATCAGGCGCGGTGTGCGGCGCAACGCACAATATACTAATATGGCGACCATTTCCAACCTTAATTTTTCAGAGGGCTGGACAAGCATTAGTTCGAATTATCAAGGAACAAGAATCGCGATTTGTGCGGCCGGTCCTGGGAATATTTACACAGGAACCGTTAGTAATAATTACTGGACCTTTGTACAACAAACCACCCCTGGGACCGCCAACTGGAATAAAATTCAGTACGGTCCGGACGGTGTTTCTCTTATCGTGTGTTCTGGAGATAATCCCCCCGATCGAGGAACCATTTGGCTCGGGAACTACAACGGCTCCTCTTATGATTGGAAAGCCATTTCTCGAAACCTTGATAGCAACACCTTTACACGGTTTATTGCCGTCACGGATCAGGCCAATCCGGGTGATGATACCGGGATCTGGATTTATACGTCGTATGAAACCGCCAAACAAACACAGGAGAAATTTTTTGTGTGTTTCAAGGAAGGCACCAAGATTTTGACCAACAATGGTTACAAAGCCATCGAAAAACTCCGACAGGAAGCATTACTACGTTCCGATTGACTGTATCGGAAAAAAGGTCATTTATCATGCGGCATCGGAGGATCGTATCAAGAAACAATTGTACAAATGTACCTCGGAAAATTACCCGGAGGTTTTTGAGGATTTGGTGCTGACGGGGTGTCATTCGATTCTTGTGGATAAATTCGCGTCGGAAGAAGAAAGGGAAAACACGATCAACGTCAATGGAGATACCTTTGTGACCGACAAGAAATACCGTTTGCCTGCATGTGCAGATGAAAGGGCCTCGGTGTACGAGATTCCTGGAAAATACACCATTTATCATTTGGCGCTGGAAAACGAGGATTATTACACGAATTACGGCATTTATGCCAACGGGTTGCTGGTGGAATCCTGCAGCCAACGATATCTCAAAGAATTTTCAGAGATGACATTTTTGTGTTAAATTTTTTTTTATTCCATAAATAAAAATTAATTGAATCATGACATCAATACTAAACCGAATAAATATGCTATTGGTTTGCATAATTCTTCTTGGGGTGAGTTTTATCGTAGATTTTGTAGAGGATATGAATGCGTTGAAAGCGTTGAATGCGTTGAATGCGTTGAAAGATGATCCAAGGACAAAAAATAATTATAAGGAATTTTGCAGGTTTGTGTATTGTACATGTCTCTTCGTTATGTTGTGGATATGTTACAATGCGTTTTCAGCGATACGAAATTCGTTAACTTTGACACAAAGGAACACAAATTCGGTACGATCTACATCACACCTTTGTGATGATCAAGGGAATCAGTTGGAGACAGTAAATCCGCATATAATAAACATCTATAATCAACAAATAAATTATTTTTATGTTGTAATGGTTTTTGTAGTATCGGTTAGTTATTATATATTTAATTTTCACCTTAATTTACATAAATCATTAATTTTTAAACAAAATCTTACATTTACACCATATTTTTGTACACAAAAGGAAACTATTGAAATTTCTGTAACACTTCCTTTCGTACAGTTCATTCTATGTGGTGTCATTCTTAGTCTTTTGTATCTTCAACGCCAGGAATATCAAAATATCCTGGATAATGAAAAGATGAGGAAGGAAGTTCATGATGTTTTTTGCAAACCACCCCGTATCATTTCTTATCCTTCCACCACAATGTCACCGACAATGTTGCCTACTACTTTTCATCGTTAGTTCAATCCCATTATAGTATGGCCTGTAAGGTGGGGAACAAGAATTATAAAATGAATTACGGCATTTATGGTAACGGTTGTTTGCAGTCAATGATAACTAAATGTCATATCATTGTTCAATATATTTTTCTGGAGAAAATCTTTCCTCATAATGATTATGAATTAATGAATTAAATAATGAATAATAAACACCATGTTTATGTTGACAGATCCAAAGCTCTGGTGCAATATAATTTGAATCGTCTATTTTTGGATCTAACGTTCGAATATAATCAGACTGTGACCACCAAAAGTTACCAGAAAAATGCGGAGATGGTGTAGGTACAAGGTTCACACCAACTACATTATTATTTTGTAGATGAAGTAAACAATCATTGTGTTTTTCAATGTTAAAATAGGTAAGATAATCTACCCAATCCGTTACACATTCATTAGTTCCATTATATCGAACTCCTTTGGTATGAATGTAGAGAACTGAAAAATTATCAGACGCCTCCACCGAATCTTCATACAATCGTTCAAGTGTAGGTCGTTCATACTGGTCCAAATTAGTGGAGTGAAACAATAGTTTAACTTTGGAGTCATTGAATATGGGGTGTGATAAATCAGTCTCCGAACTTGTTCCAAGCACTCCGCATCTTATTTCAGTTACTTTATCATAAAGACCTGATGTACATATAGCGTCAAACAAATTACTTACTATAGTGCGCCAATTATTGATACAACAGATATGAAAATATATATAAATATATATGTTGTTTGTCATTGACAATATATGTTATCTCTTTTGTATCAAGGGGGAGAAAATATTTAATTAGCATAAAATTGTCTTTTTTATACAATGGATTACAATGGATCAAATAAGGTCAAGTTAAAATATCCTAAATAACTTCTGGCGTGCTATTTTCATCGTTATCCTTCTGCACTCTTTCTTTCCATTTCATTTAACCGATCCTGAAAATACTAAAAGCAGCGGTAGTTTGTCCTATGGACGGATTTGCGCCACTTCCTAAAGGAGCAAGGTGAATCGTTCCTCCTTGAGAACTCTGATTGCGCAATTCTATTGTATCTCCTGCGTTCAAGACAATGATGGCTTCTCCAATATCCTGCGCAGTGGCATTGGCACCAAACCATGTTCCAGATTTTAATAGACCGTTAATATACAGTGCACAACTATTGGGTTCTAATGTATCGATGGTCTTAATTTCCCAGTAAACCCCGCTTATATCGCAACGTAATTGCGTGGAAGAGAGGGTCGTGAAATTGGCAATGGGACCGTTGAACTCAAAACTAATCGGATCTCCCAACGCAACTGTCTGAGTCAGGGTCGAATAACGGAAAGCATAAGCGGGAATAAAACTCACAGGTCCAGTAGGACCCATCATCCCCGTGAATCCTTGAGAACCTTGGGGACCATCATTACCGGTAAATCCCTGAGGACCTTCGGAACCCGTAAACCCCTGAGGACCCATAGAACCAGTATCACCTTGGGCACCAACAGAACCCGTATCACCTTTGGGACCTTGAGGACCATCGTTACCAGTGGGACCCATAGAACCAGTATCTCCTTGGGCACCCTTCATTCCAGTATCACCTTTATCACCTTGGGGACCTTGAGGACCATCGTTACCAGTGGGACCCATAGAACCAGTATCACCTTGGGCACCCTTCATTCCAGTATCACCTTTATCACCTTGGGGACCTTGAGGACCATCGTTACCAGTGGGGCCTTTAGAACCTTGGAAACCTTGGAAACCTTGTGGACCACGGGGACCATCATATCCCTGGGGACCTTGAGGACCTTCCACACCTTGATACCCTTGGGCACCTTGGTATCCTTGGAAACCTTGGTTACCCTGACTACCTTGGAAACCTTGGAAACCTTGGGGACCGCGGGGACCATCATATCCTTGAGGACCTTGTGGACCTTCGGGACCTTGATAACCTTGATAACCCATTTCTCCTTGAGGACCTTGAGGACCTTGAGGACCTTCGGGACCTTGGGGACCTTCGGGACCTTGAGGACCTTGGGAACCTTGATAACCCATTTCTCCTTGAGGACCTTGAGGACCTTGAGGACCTTCTGGACCTTGGGGACCTTGAGATCCGGTATCTCCTTGAGATCCGGTATCTCCTTTCGCTCCGGTATCACCGGTGGCTCCATGAGCACCGGTGGGACCTCGGCAACCGCGGGGACCAGGGCATCCACGGGGCCCGCGAGGTCCGCGGGGCCCGCGGCAACATGGGTCGCAGCAGGGATCGTAACAATCGTCGTCACAATTATAGTTATTATACACATCAACCTCATAATGATGATGTTCATTTCCTCCACAGTTACATGGGGGGCGGTGAGGAGGGGATGAAGGGGTATGATGATGAACAGGTGGGGTGGATGGGGTAGGATGAACAGGTGGCGGGGGTGTGGATGGCGTAGAATGATCTTCTACGGGAGAAGGACGAGTGGATCTCGCAAAAAAATTCAACATATGAATGCGTAGTAATGATAGTTTTGTTTAGGTGTTATTCCTACAAGTACTAAAAATAAAAATTATTTTTAAAAAATAATTTGTTTTTACGATTGGTCATCCTCTTTCACATCATGATGTATCGGATGAAGGGTGCAGGGAGGTAAACATACTATATAATTTCCTTTTTTGTCTTGTTGGAGGAGGACTTTGGGTTCGCACATTTTGATAAACTCTTTAAAGGTTCGAAGTCCGTAGTTGTGTTCATTGAAACATGGATTGATATTCAGTAAACGTTTTTTTACGAGGCCCATATCCATCCATTCCACATCTGAATGGGTACAGATTTCGTAAATCATTTCTACGATTTCATCCACGGATTTCACGATATTATTATCTGATAATGATAATGGTGTTGTTGTGGATGATGATGATAACGCAGTTGATGATAACGCAGTGGATGATGATGGTTTGAGGGTATGAAGATTTTCGAGGATAATAAATTCGGTGCAAAACGATTTGAGGGTGGAGGAGGTCGAATTATTGAAACAGGATACTCCGATCACTCTCTTGTTGTAGGAGATGATTTTTTTGCAAATTTCTTTGAAATCTATATCACCCGTTACAATCACAAAGTCCGTAATCGCCGGTGTTTTCTGCAAAATCTCCATCAGATCCGTCACCATCTTCATGTCACTTGAGTTCTTGGACTGAGTACGCCATGCAATGATTCCTTCTAACCCATACTCTAAACACGTTTTCTTCCAAGCCTTGTTATTATCCTCTGTAAAATCACAATACACATGTTTCATAATGATACGTCCACGTTTTCGTATCAGATCATCAATATAACGGTAATATTTCGGATTCATATTATCTCCATCAATAAAAATCCCGTATAATTCTTCATTATTATGCATTTCTTTTCAACAACCAATAGAAAATAACAATTAATTAAATGCACGAAAAAACAAAAAAAAAAAACAATGAAAAACAAAATTAAATGCACAGTTTGGTTTCTATAATAAACCTAATATATTAAATTAAATTAAATTAAACTTTAATCAATCCGTTTCAATACCCCATTGCAACAATGCCTGTCGGGCGCGATCCACATGGTGTCCTTTTTTTACATGTTGTTCGAGCTGGGCGAGGTGTCGGGCCTTGAAGGATTTCCATCGGGCGATCTGGTGGTCGTCGAGACCTGGGATCCGTCGACCCATGTAGTACCGGCAGTACCATTGGAACCATCCGCGGTTGTCCGGGGACAGGATCCATCCTTTCCGTTGCCATTCTTGAAGGCTCTGACGGGCCTTGACCTTGTACCGGTTCAAGGAGATATCTGGAGATTCGCCGACGCCCACCACCTTGGCATGGGTGAACCACGAGGAGGGGAATTCATCACGACAATCGTTGAGATATTTACCTTCAAAGACGCCCAGTTGTAACATTTTCTTGGGTGAAAGGGGTCGGAAATCCATAGGAAGACGACCCACACCTGCCGTTCTTTTGTAAGTGTAACCAGGGGATTTATCCATCCGATTAACGGCGGTTATGGTCGTAATAACCATCGTTGTTTTTATTTTTGATGTTGAAAATAAAAATTTGTTTTTTTAACCAGGAACCCCTTACTTAACTTAACGAAGGGAGGCGTAGTTGGCGCCGCAACCACCGGCGCCTCCGTAGGCAGCGCCCAGTGTCGTGTAGGAGGATCCAAGGGCGCCAATAAAATTTTCCTTTTTAAACGCCACGCCTCCCCAGACAGGGGTAATGGCAGAGACAACGGCGGTAGAACTGACGGCAATAGGGGGTCCATACACATATCCATCAAGGTGTGTATTGTACTGTCCGAGACTGGCGTAGTAGCCATCGTAGGACGATTTCATGCCATCGGATTGGGGGTAAGTTGCCGCACAGGATCGTCCGAGCGTCGTGGCGGTCGCAACAGTCGCAGAAGGAGATTGGTTGGTCATCACGGGTTGAGCCGTGGAGGACATCATCACGGGAGAAGATGTATTCGACATAATTCTTTCTTTATTTATTTTTAAACATGATAATATAATTTTATTTTTTATTTATTTTTTTTAAATTCAATTCCAATCCATCAAAAAAAAATAAATAAATGCCAACAAATTATAACAATTTATCTACTGCCTACCCGGTGGTTAGCACCAGCACTCCCTCGTCGTTTTTCTCGGCGCTCACGTCCATGACGACGATGACATCCTCACCCCATGATTATTTTTCTTCTGTTGTCGCTGCCGCTTCGGCGATGTCCACCACCACCACACTTCCACCCATCGGTACAATCATTGATTTCTACAAGGGTCCAACGACAACTCCTCCTCGTCCTACTGCTTCACCCTTTCCTGTTTCACTACCTCCTGGAAATACCCCGGAACTGATCGGCAATTGTTCGACACTTGACAACTATCCTGAACAATGTAGTCAAACCAGGACGTGTCGTTATTTCCCCACCGCCTCCAAATGTATCCGCAAAAACTAAACATAGCAATGATTCTTGGTGGCAAGTTTCTTGGCGGCCGCAAGAACGTTGACATACTTCCACTCTCCGGCACGGGATGCCGCTCCCTTGATCCCCTTGCAATTATAAGAACACGTGGGTTGGGATGTTTTTGTCTTTGTCAAAGGCACTTTATTGCACACAGGAAATTTAGGTACTTTTTGGCCAGGAATCAAGAAACATGAAGGTCCACATTCTGCCAGGAGTGTTCGTCGTTCTCCTGCCTTAATAGGTTTCAGATCACGCCATTGAACGTCATCCGGTGTATAAACAGGAAAGTTTTTGAACCGGGTGGTCACGGGTGCATCGAGCGCAGTTCCCTTTCTTGCAGGAACCTTTCTTGTATTCTTTAACCCCTGACGAGGAAAAACAATACCCGATTTTTGAAGGCGTTGGTAGGTACTTCCATCCTTGTCGATCCATCGACCAGTTAACGGATTGCGTACTTGAATAATCATCCCCATCGTTTCTCTCTTTTCCAACCGATGAAAAAAAAATTTTCTTTCTTTAAATAATAATTCATTAAAGAGATTTAAATATATTTAAAGAGATTTAAATATATTTAAAGAGATATAAAGATATTTAAAGATATTTAAAGACATTTAAAGATATATAGATATTATATATATAGAGATATAAAGATATAAACAACATTGAATGGGAATCAAGAATCTGCATACCTTTTTAAGAAAAACGTGTCCCCACGTGTACGACGAGGTTCATTTATCGGAGTATGCGTATAAGAAGATCGGGGTGGATACGGCGATCTATTTGTGCAAGTTCAAGACATCGATTGGCCCGCAGTGGTTGAATGGGTTTATTGATTTGTGCATGATTTTTCGAACCTACGGTATCCATCCCATCTTTTTATTTGACAATGTCTTTCCACCAGAGAAGGACGAGGAAAAGAAAAGAAGGTCGGACGCACGTAAACAACAAAAAACAAAGATGATGGAGCTCCGAGACGATTGGAATCGGTACCGTGCCGATTTAGTGGCACGCAATGGGCCTACGGAAACACATTGTCGGATGAAGGATCCGAATATTCCGATTAGTCTTTATGCCTTTCTTTTCAAGACGTTTATTTCCAGCAATAGTCTGGAAGAAGACCATGATCACAGGATTTCGATTGTAGATGTAGACCACGAGTTTATCCGTATTGAAAACACGATGCTTCAGGTGGATCCTCATGATTACGACCTCATCCGAGAACTACTGGATGTGATGAAAATACCGTACGTCATGGCGATCGGGGAAGCAGAGGCGATGGGGAGTTATTTGTGCAAACTGGGAAAACTTGACGCGGTCATGACAGACGATACGGATGTGTTAGCCTATGGTTGTCCAACCTTTTTGCACAAGTTGGACCTTTCTGAACACCGGTGTTCACGTCTTGTGATGGATCAGGTGCTTCATGCGCTGGATATGAACAAAAATACGTTTTTAGATTTTTGTATCCTATGTGGAACCGATTACAATCTCAACATTCCAGGAATCGGGTACGAGAAATCGTACAAAATCCTGAAAGCCCATCACGGTTGTCTTGAAAAGGTGGTGGAAGAAAACCAGACCGTGAAAAACATTTTGGAACGACTTGATGCCACCGCCTTTCCATACCACCGCGTGCGCGAAATGTTTCTCGATGAACCCGACCTTTCGAGCATGGAGATCCCTTGGTGCGATTTCCCCGATTGGGACGCCGTTGTTTCCTTTCTCTTTTACCACAATTGTCGTTCCGTAGACCTTAATGAATTGTACCACAGCCTCTTTGAAAATGGTGCCCGATTCGTGTTCCCGGAAGGGAAGGAGGAAGAAGAAGAACCTAAAGAAGAAGAAAATGCCTTTCGAACAACAACAACGATAAACGATCATCGTCGGGTGAATCCTTCTCTTTCAGGGGTTACGTCCTCGTTGCTTCGACCTCGTGTCAGAAGCAAGTAAAACTCATTATACATGTTATACATGTTATGTTATACATTATACATTATACATACTTATACATACCCACATATTTCCGTTGTAAAGG